CATATACATTAGGTGGAACTGTAATTGTAATTGCTCCAGCATTAGATGCTGTAACTACCTTGCTAGAGTCAGCAGCAACAAGTGTGTATGTTGTGCCTGTTTGTGCATTAAAAAATGGGCGTTGCTTAGCAAGTGGAAAACCGCCAGCGGTTGAACCATCATGGACTACTACTACTTCTTTGTCTGTATCTACAGTAACTTCACCAAGTAGCCCTGTGAAGGATGCGTGTTGTGCCGTAGTTCCTCTACGGCGTTGAAATGCAAATGACATTATACTGTTCCCCAATCTGAGAGGTTAGTCCATACTGATATTGTTCCGTTGTTTGATAAGAAATACCCACTAAGACCTGCGGTAATAGCGGGGGTGTAACTTGCTGCGGTTATTGCACTAGAAGCAGCAGCAGTGGCAGAGGCAGCAGCAGATGTTGCTGATGTTGCTGCTGATGTTGCTGATGTAGCAGCAGCGCTTTGACTTGCTGCAGCAGATGTAGCGCTAGTAGCAGCGCTAGTTGCACTTGTTGCAGCAGAGGTGGCAGCACTTTGTGCCTGCGCTGTAACGGTTGCAATATTGATATATGTTGTTGATGTTGTGTCTGCAGTTGTAATATCACCCATGTCACGAACAAGACCAGAACCTGTTTGTCCAGTAATTGATACAAGAGAAGCAGCAGCACTTGATGCGCTAGTTGCTGCAGAAGTTGCAGATGTAGCAGAACTTGATGCTGAAATAGCAGCCTGAGCAGATGAAGCCGATGCGTTACTTGCAGATGTTGCAGCAGCAGTAGCACTAGCAGCAGCAGCGGTTGCACTGTTTGCTGCACTTGTAGCACTGGTAGCAGCAGCCGTTGCACTGGCTGCAGCAGAAGTAGCAGATGTTGCTGCGTTAGTAGCAGCAGTTACGCCAGTGGCTGCAGATGATGCTGCTGTTGAGGCAGAAGCAGATGCGCTTGTAGCGCTAGTAGCAGCAGCGGTTGCTGATGCAGCAGCGCTTGTGGCTGATGTGGCTGCAGCGGATGCGCTTGCAGCAGCAGCAGAAGTAGATGCAGCAGCGCTAGTAGCAGAAGTTGCTGCTGCTGTTGCACTTGCTGCAGCACTGGTTGCTGAGGTAGCAGCAGCCGTTGCACTTGTAGCAGCCGATGTAGCACTTGTGGCTGCAGCAGTAGCGCTAGTTGCTGCACTTGCTGCGCTTGTGGCTGCAGCAGTTGCATAGGCTTCGTTAGTAGTAATCAAAGCATCTACATAAGATTTAGGCGCAGCCGATGATGCAGACATACCAGCAGATGAAAGACCAGTAATAACTGGGCTACCTGAAATGGTAGGGCTAGTAATTGTAGGGCTAACAATAGTTGCTGCAGATGCAGTTACTGTTCCAGTAATAGTAGCGCCATTGATTGTTGGCGTTGTAAGAGTCTTGCGAGTAAGTGTTACTGACTGTGTAGAACCAACTACAGAACCATCGCCTGCTTCAAGTCCGTGCACATGTGTTTGTGAAGCGTTGGCAAGAATACCTGAGTCAGCATCATAGCCACGGGCTGCAATGTGAGTCTGTTCTTCTTTAAAGTCACGACCAGATACACCATGGCGAACCGAGGTTCCAGCGGTATGGGAAACAGCCTGTGTATTATCTTGACCACGAACAATTTGAAGTGTTGTTCCAACTACAGATATACAGGTAACAACTTCTTCTCTGTTGCTATCTGGTGCAAGGATAAGTGTAAATGGAGCAGCAGGATAACCGCTAACAGATACAACAGAAACGCTTGTAGTTGTATCGTTAGTTGCTGCTGATGAAATAGAGTTAACGAGCGTTGTTTCAATTGCTGTAGCGGAGAAATTCCGCTTCAATACGCCTGGGTCGCCTGCTGCCATGGTGGGGTTACCTTATCTCTGATAGTGTGAACGAATAGGGAATTGACGGCGTTGGTTCTCCGCAACTTCCTTAAGACGAGTGTTGTAAACATTGAACAAGAAGCGTGCTGCGTTCTCACCGCTTCGTGCTCCACGCTGGTTATCAAGCACATCTGCTTCTGCAGATAATGGACCAAGGCGTGATGGGTCTAGGAAAGAAATCATACGGAAGGCTGCGCCATAAATAACTACATCTTCTGAGTAGTCAGGCATGCCAGTTACCGTTGAGTATTCTTGTGTAACTGATGGCAAGGCTGTAATGTCAAAAAGTGTTGGGCGTTTTGAGTAAGCCACATTGACAATACGCCCTGGAACTACTGCTGAGTAGATACCAAGCGTGTGTCCAAATGCACCATTAGTGCCATACTGTGCTGGGTTTGCTGTTCTATCTAGTTGCCATGCACGCACTGGTAACCACTCTTGTGATGGACCAATAACATGGTGAGTTACGGACAAGATGTTTTGAATTACATCTGGAACATCATAGGTTGTGCGAGCAGCAATAAATGGGAATTGATATTGACCAATGGCGAATATATCTGGATACATTGCATTGAGTGTGTCGTTAATAGCACGCTTGATTTCATAGCGTGGAAACAGTGGCGCTACCATTACTTTAGATGAGTTGTCATGTGTTGCTGCTATTGTGCCACGCTGCCCACGACCCCATGGAGCAAGGGTAAGAGTATTGTCAATGTTGTTTGTAGAGTTAACATACATAATTTCATCGCCGATTTGAATAAAGCCACGGCTTACAACATTGGAATCATTAACTGCAATAGTTGTTTGAGTTGTAGTTGTTACAGCACCAGTTAACCATGTGGTTGATTCCATGTTTAAACTGTATCCATGGAGAAGTGTATCTACACGGTCAGTAAGTTGTTCAAGTGTGCTCACAGGTCAATGCTCCTCAATGCTGATACTGCTGACTTGTCTGATGTGCCAGCAAGTTCATTGCATACTGCGTTTAAACCTTTATAGTTATCTGGTTGACGAGATGAACTAGCCTTGTAGTTCAATGCTCCTAATAAATCTTTACCAGTAGTGCCAGCCCATTTATTGGCTGCACCTGGTGCATCTAAGAAAACAGTGCGGTCTGGATAGGTGCCTTCATTGGCAAGTCTATTTAACTCTGCAACAAGCGTAGAGCCTGCATAACCTGTAGCCATAATTACTTGCCTTTCTTTTGTGCTGCTCTCATGTTGTCCACAAGATTGGGATACTTTCTGCCAGCCTTTTTAGCAGCAGCCTTGGCTGATGCTTTAGCAGCAGGTGATAGTGGTTTAGATTTTTTCTTAGGGTTTGGTTTATCCCATACTTCTTTTTTAGCCATTACCATTTCACCTTATCTGCCCAATACGCTGCACTCATTTTGCCTTTGGCAATGTTTGTAGCGTGACGAGCCTTAAATGATTTTTGTCTTGCTGTTGGAGTTTTATCTCCACTGACACCCTGTTGACCAAAGCGAATAGTTTTAACCTGGTCACCAGATTTAGCCACAACTACATGTGACTTTGTTGGATGGTTCGGTGTGCGCTTAGGCTTATTAAAACCTGACACTCCTGCTCGCTTTAGCCTAGGGTCTGTCATTTGGTTTTACTTCTCACCAAGAGTAGTTGGATTATTGACCGCAGGGGCAGGGATGCCATACGGTGTAATTGTTCCAAAGTTGTCATCTGCATTGACGGTTTTAGTCCCGCATCCACATGATGTGCACATTACTTCTTCACAGCCTTCTTAAGCATTGCTACGCCCTTCTTAAGTTCCTTAGCCTTTGCTGGCTTGGACTCTGCTTTTTCAGCCATTGCGTAAGCCTTCTTCTTCATTGCTGGTGATAACTTCTTCATTGCTGGCATGTCGTTCCCCTTTTGTGTGATTACTTTGACATCTCCACCAACACCTATGCAGTAGTCAGCGGAAATCTTGATTGCTCTACGAGCAGCAAACTCTGCTGCTTTTATAGAGTTCTTACTAAAGCCAGTGGCTAATGCACCCAGTGCTAATTGCCCACCACTGCCTACTGCGTAGAGTCCACGGTCATCTCGTGACCACATGTATTCTTCGTCAATTTCATATATAACACCGTTTAAACACATGAGTGCATCAAAGCCAGCGTTTGGGTCTTTGTTTACATCTGGCTCATAGCCATGTTCTTTCATTGCATCTCGTAGAGATGGAAGCACTTTGACTTGCATAAAAGCATCAAGGCTCATTGTTTTAATA